ACGGTGGATAAATTCATGGGCGACTGCATCATGTGCTTTTGGGGTGCGCCCTTGGATTGCGAGGACCATGCCGAACGCGCAATGCTCACGGCCAGAGACATGCTGGCGTTACTTGATGACCTCAATCGGCAACTCGATGAGGAGGGCTTGCCCCGTTTAAACATCGGGGTGGGTATCAACACAGGGCAGTGCGTGGTGGGGAACATGGGGAGTCAGAGCCGATTTGATTACTCGGTGCTCGGGGATGCCGTCAACGTAAGTTCTAGGCTCGAAGGTCAGACACGTAACTATGATGCGTGGATCTTGATTGGTGAAAGTACGGTAGAATACAAGCCTGAGTGGACTGAATATGTGGATTCAATTCAGGTGAAGGGGAAGTCCGAACCGCTGAAAGTTTACACGCTGAAGGCCGATGGGATTTAAGCTATCCATTGTTCTGAGCCTCGCCCTTGTCGCGCTGGGTGGTGCGTTTAAACTCTACTACGATAAGTCCGAGGCCGAGAAAGAAGCCATGGCCGTTGCCTTACAGCAAGCCGTGGACAACCAGCTGCTGCTAGAGAACACCATCAAGGATCAGAATCAGCAGATGGAAGATCAGCTATCCCGTGAGAAGCAGAGTCAGGTCCGCATCACTGAGCTATCCACCGCCAACACGGAGGCGATGGAGGAGGTCACGGAGTTACGTGGCAAGTTTGCCCGCCATGATCTAAACATGTTGAGCATGACCAAGCCTGGATTGCTGGAGAAAATGGTTAACCGTGGGACGGTTAGGGTATTCGAGGAACTAGAGGCCCTGACACAACCGGATCAATTCGATGAAGACACTGACGACGACGCTGCTGATCCTAGTTAGCGGCTGCTCTTTCATGGGCGACTCACGGTTCACGCCGCCCGAGGTCAGACCCGTGGAAGTTGTCACAATACAGAAGCCCGCGCCCCTGTATCACCCGCCGCTACCCAATCGCATTACCCCTGTGCCGGTACAGTGGAAGATCCTGACACCGGACACGATGGAGGAATACATTGCCGACCTGAAGGAAGGGGAGGCCCCTCCACAGGCATGGTACAGCCTGACCGGCAAGGGCTACGAGAATCTATCCACCAACATGGCGGAAATCAAACGCTACATCCGACAGGTGCTATCGATCATTGACTACTATCGGGAGTCTGATCCTGCAAAAGACGACCAACAACAGAACTCTTCTGACGACGCGCCTTAGTAACGTTCCCAACGATATAGACATTACCGCCTAAAGCGCTGGCGATGCTTTGCAGTGTGTCGATCTTTGGGATGTGATGGCCTGTCTCAATCCTCGACAAGTAGTGGCGATCCATCCCAGCCTCAGACCCCACGTCCTCCAGCGTCCGCCCCTGTTCGTGTCGTATCTCACGCAGCCTCTCTGCCCACCAAGGAATAGTCATTTGTCTAGCTCCTTTACATAAAAAAGTGGATCGTCTGTCCACACCACCCATTCATTTTTTTCTTCATCGTTGTCATCGACCAGAATCGATGCGTGGAATCCCCTCGCAATGCACGCCTGCTGCATGACGATGGCCGACAGATAGGAGTCGTTCTCCAGCCAGTGCAGGAACCCCGACCCCATGAGCCTCTCATTCTCCGGGGAGTCATGGATTCCAAAGCGTCCCGGCTGATCCTCAACAAACGAACGGCAACTGGTGTGAGCCAGATAGGATATCTGATTCGTCGTGAAGGACAGCTCAACCTTTGTACTCATGCTATGTCATCCTCAAATGTACGAAGGTGTCCGGCCAAACGCTCACGCGCAGCGGCATTGGTCTGTAACTCGGACCGACTGCTGATATGACAGACCAGCTTGATGACGTGCGCCGCGAACTCTTCCGGCGGCAGCATGTCAGGGTCTAGGTTCCATCTCTCTGCGTTTAAACGAACCCAATCCTGATAGCTATCTTCCCGGCAAATCATGATGGAGCGTGCCATTGCCCGTTCCCCATCGGTCCTTGCCCTGGGAATGACAGGCTCCTCGACGTCGTTAATTTCGACACAAGCCACCATATAGCGTGTGCCAATAGGAGACGTTGCCATCTCCACCGGCATGTCGTCTGGGTGTAACAAGAACGACAGCACCATGCCATCACGCGCTTGCCTGAAGGTGTACTTCTTTCCTTCAAAATGCAGCGCCGCTTTATCTATATCCATTCCGTTTGCTCCAGTTGTTGCATTGCGTTTAAACGATCATTGGGAACAAAGTAAGCGTGGCGATTGTTGCCAGTGGGATCAGCCCAATACTCCTCTCGTTTCCCATCCTCCCCCAACAGCCATCCCATGAGTCGGAAGTTGGGAGGTTCTGCGCATACCAAAATGTAGGGGGCGTCGTCCTTGTCGTCCGGATGCAGGATAAGCCGACGCTTCACGCTCTCGACGCAGCGCACCTCCAGCGCACCGACATCGCCTGCCTCAATGCCCATGCCCATGCCCGACCACCAGATTCCGGACCACTTGGCTACAGCGGCTTCGCCTAGCGCACCCAACAGATCCATGCCCCATCCATAGAACCCGCCGTCAGCTCCATGTCTGTGCTCTGTTCCCTTGAGCCGGTGCTGTACCGAACGCATGACACCCACCTGTCCGGCGAGCAACATCTCAGCCGTCGTCAGTTTGACAAGAACCATTCGTACATAGCCTCCGCCCATTCAATCCCATCAAGACCCTGCAACGCCCACCATCGGCCTTCATTGCCATGCGCATGAAGATGGTCATGGTGTTCCTTGCATAGCGGTACAGCCCACTGGTCGCCAGTACGGCGCATGCCGCGCAACCCCTCAACGTGGGTCAAGTGATGCGCCTGTGATGGACGTGCGCACACGAGGCACCCGTGGGTGCGGACGTGTTTAAGGTAGCGTTGATCGCGTACCTTGTCGGACCATTCTTTGTTCACCACTCGTTTCTCTCGATGGCCAAGTCAACGCGCCGCTCCGCCTCCTCCTCGGACGTCTCAAACTTATACTGAAACGCCTGAATGATTTCGTGATAGCGGAGGTTCTTAACGTTGATGGCCTCAGAAAGAAACTCGTCCTCTTCGATGACCCTGTTCGTTGTCTTGCTCATCAATCGAAGGGGATGTCGTTATCTTTGGATGCCCCCTTGGGCTTCCAATTGTCCACGCTGGCATACCATTTGCCCGCCCGACTTTCCTTGATTTCAACATTGATCCAATCGTCTCGCCGTCTGGCTAGCCAGTTCATCATATCCTCACGTTTGATACTCACCTTCGCCTTCACATAGTCGGGCGCATTATCATTGGGAGCCTTGGCAATGAAGCCATCGATAAATTCCACGTCACTCATTTGGTTCTCCAAATTCTTAGGCCAAGTTTTCCGTCGTGTTTTACCCACCGCGTTTCAAATTTCTTGCTGCTCTTTCTCCCAAAATTATGAGGATTGACCCGATGTCGGATAGTTGTTGGGGTTTCATTCTTCTTTGCCGGGATGAAAACAGACTGCTGCATCTCCATCTCTGCCCAAGGAATGGGGGGTCTTAGCCCACTCTTTCTAGGTGGGATGGGAATGTCGTTCTCAATTTCGTAGTCACTCATCGGTCGTTTTCTCCTGCATCTCGTTGCGTAGTGTGGTCATGTGACCTAACCAGATGGACCATGCCGTGTCGTCAATATCTTTTTTGATGGGCCTCAAGGTGCCCACGGCCCGCTTCCAAATATCTTCAATGTCCTTGAGGCTGGCAGCCTCATCCATCTCTTGCACCGATTCATTGGTGATGCGTTTAAACATCTCCTCTGATGTCTCCTCCGGCTCGGCCTCTTCCATCAACCCCTTTTCCTGAAGACGTGCCTTCATGTCATCGGGTTCCTTGGCCTTCGGTGCTGCTTTCTTTTTCGGCTTAGGCTTGGGCTTATCATCAATGGCCGCCTTCTCGTTGATGGCATAGTCCACCTCTTCAAAGCTGGCGTACTCACCACCGGACAGGCCACACGCACTCAACGCCCGCCCAATGGCAGAGGTTGAGCAGTTCTCCGTGGCAGAGGTCTTGTTGATTGGCCCCTCGCCCCGGAATTCCTCGGCAAAATCGTTGGCAATCAGTTGCCATTTACCCTCATCAAACACAGATACCTGTGCCTCGATGAGCACACGGTTCTCGCTTGAGTGGTGGATCTTGGTGGTGATACGTCCCTTCGATCCGTATGCCTCACGGAATGCCTGTACCCGTACAGATACGGGTGCGTATAGCTTATTCTTAATGGGGATCTTGACGTCATCGGGGAGTGTTGCCATCCCATGGACGGCTTGGATCAAGGGGTCAGTCATAGTTGCGATGCCTTCAGTGATTGAAATTGCAGACAGAATTCCGCCACGTCACAAAACGTTTCGCAGCGGGTATTTAAACCGGGCCGATGCTCAACGCTGTGCTTGTCAGCATTGGGCAGTGCGGCGATGAATGTCTCCGCCTCCGGGTTGGAGTCGAAGATACGCACCGCACGCTTACGTCCCTCTTTGTTGACCGCGAACTTCTCATCACGCAGCCAACGCTCATCGGGTGTGCAGTCGGGTAGGTGCCCATCACGTGCGCGTTGGTGCGCGGTCACGCGATCACGAATAAAGGCAGCAGCTTCCTCAAGCGGCCACATCGGAATCTCCTGCACGTACACGTCTGACGGCGGGTAGTCTTCTCGCCGCTCTGCCTCATGGCGTGACCAATCTTTGATGAGGTTCACAATGCGCAGGCCGCTGACATGGATGCCGTTTTGTTCTAGCAGCCAGCGATAGCCATTGACCTGTGCCTCGTCGGTGTCGTTCTTCATGACGCCGAAAGCCTTGCGTGCCTTCCAGTCAAAGATGATGCGGGTGCCATCCGGTTGGATTTCCTGCGAATCAATTTGCCCACTGACACGCATGCCCTCGCACTCGGCGAAGTACCTTTCTTCGGTGATGTAGTCTTCGTCCTCCCCCATCTCAAGGATCTGATGCACCGCCCTACCGAACAGCGACCACACGTCATTGGACACGTCGTGCTCGATCAGGTCATCGAACTCATCGAACAGTGCCGCCATGCGCGGGGGTCTTAGTAGGCCGGTGATGGAGATGGCAGCATCCCCACGGGAGTAGCTGTCGCGCATGATTGCGCGGACCAACGGAGCCGGTAAATTCTTATTGTTGGTATACTTCATATACCCAAAGTGTTGCGATAGATCAAATCAAGTGTGAGCGCATCGAAACGTAGTGTCAAGGCCACTATCCTAGGCCAAGCATGTAGCAAGGCGAACAGCCGTCGCCTCGTGACCATTGGAGGCAAGCCACGTTTCATCAAGTCCAAAGAGGCATTGGCGTTTACCCGCGCAGTCGAACTTCAGGCACCTCGTTTAAACGAATTGCTTGCAGGTGATCTGGAATTCAGGGCTGATATCTACTACGCCTCACGCCGCCCCGACCTCGATGAAAGCATTATCCTCGATGCCTTAGAAGGGGTCTGGTATGCCAATGACCGAGCCGTGAAGTCGAAGGTCGTCCACAAGTATCTTGACAAGGACAACCCACGTTGTGACGTGGAGGTAAGGGAGATTGAGTGGAATGAAAAAGGCCCGGACCATGGGCTAACGTGATCCGGGCCTGCATCCATCGCAACAATGGAGCGCAACTTCACCGCGTCGAACGATTCACTTGCGCGCCGGATTGTCTCGCGTTATTTTAAGTAGTGCAAGCGGGTCGCACGCTAATGCGACGGGGCTATACCGACGAACTCATGCGCGGGATAAGTACCCCCCTTATCTCTCCACCTGTTGCGGGGGGGTTTGGGGGGGCGTTCCTCAAAATCTATGCACAGGATAAGTAAAGAATCTTAGACATCGCAACATGGAAGAGAACAAATGACATATAAATTCAAGGGCGAAGTCATCCGACTAAGCCAGCAGGATTACGACCGATGGGAAGCGGTCTATGAAAACATTCCCAACCTCCAAGCCTACCTCTTCAGCCGTGACGCATGGCTTTCCCGAGAAGCAAAGGACGATCAGAAGGACCGTTGGTTTCTTTCGACCGCTGCTTATCTGGCAAAGCTTGATGCGAAGTTCGCACGTGAGAACGTGCGGGATGAGGAAGGCAGGCGCATCGACGCAGACGGACACCCTATATTCCAGACGCAGCCATGACGGCTGCCACATTTTGGGATGAACTCAAGGCGAAGGGCTTTGATGCCAAGCGTATGCGCGATGGGCAACAGAAAATTCTTTGCCCCGAATGCAGTGACACCCGCACCAAGAACCGGGGCGAGCCATGCCTAAGCATGCACGTCAACGACCAAGGTGCGCAGTGGCGCTGCCATCACTGTGATTGGGAAGGCAATGTGTGGCGTGCCCCTATCACAAATGGCAATGGAAGTTTGGGCGCAAGTCGTACCCCTCGTTTAAACGAAACCCTTGCAGGTAGTAAGACAAAGCCGTTGACAGATGTGATGGCCCACTGGTTCCAGCGGCGAGGCATCAGTACCGGGACGCTGGAGCGTGCGGGTGTGTGTTCGGGTAGCGCGTACCTCAATGGTGCACGTCAGTCCGCGATTGCCTTTGTGCATAAGGACAGCAACGGTGACGTCATTAACATCAAATACCGGGGGAAGGATAAGACCTTCACCCAGGAAGCTGGTGGCCAGCGCCTCCCTTACCTCTGGCACCTCGTTGATGCAGAGCAGGAGCAACTGATCATCGTTGAAGGCGAGGTCGATGCCCTGTCACTGATGGAAGTAGGCATTGACAACGTGATCAGCGTACCGGATGGCGCAAGCGACAAGAAACTAAACTGGCTCGATGAATTGCACGATGAGCTTGATGCGTTTAAACGAGTTATACTATTCACCGACGATGACAAGCCCGGACTTGGGCTGCGGGATGAACTCTGCCGAAGACTCTCCGCCATCAGATGCTGGAAGGTTAGCCTTCCACAAGGATGCAAGGATGCCAACGATGTCCTATGCCACCACGATCCAGACACTCTCAGGAGCGTTGTGGCGGACGCGCAGCCATTCCCGCTACGTGCTTTGCGTGAGACTAATGAGTATGTTGAGGACGCACTGAGGCTGCTACACGGCGACATCAAAGCCGCCGTCAGCACTGGTGTCGAAGCGATGGACTTTTTCTATAAGGTCCGGGCCGGTGAACTCACCCTCGTTTCCGGTGCACCGGGAGTTGGGAAGTCTGAAATCATCGACTACTTTATCACCCAGATGTCAGCGAATGAGGGATGGCGCTTCGCCATGTGCTCGTTTGAAAACCCCGTTGATGAACACATCAATAAGTTGGTTGCCAAGGTGGTTGGCAAGCCTGCATGGAAAACGCAGGGCGACACGCAGATGACAGACGATGAGTGGCTGCAAGGCGTGAGCTTTATCGGCAAGCATCTCTATTGGATCAGGGCAGAGGACGAGGCACCGACTATCGAATGGTGTTTAAACACAGCGACAGCTTGCGTGCAACGCTACCCGAATGTGCGTGGGCTGGTGCTCGATCCGTATAACGAGTTCGAGCATAAGCGACCGTCCGGCTGGACGGAGACGGAATACGTGAGCCAGATGATGGCGAGCATCAAGCGTTGGGCGATGCAGTACGGGGTGCACGTGTGGTTGGTGGCACACCCGGCAAAGATGCGCAGGAATCCTGATGGCACGTACCCTACGCCTGAGCCATACGACATTGCCGGGTCAGCAAACTTCTACAATAAGGCTGACAACATCCTGATTGTGGAGCGGGACTTCACCCCCGGTAGCAGGGATGTGCGTGTGCACGTAAAGAAGATTCGGTTTAAACACACTGGCACCGTGGGTACTGTGGATCTGCGCTATGACTACACCTCGGGACGCTATGAGGCGGGGACCGCCAAGCTATCCGGATAAACGCGATTCCGTCGATATGTCGTCGATCAATTTGAGAATGTCTTCAACCCGCCATACCGAGATGTGTCCAAGTTTGATGGGCTGAGGGTATTTGCCGTCCGCTACGCCTTGATACCACCCGGATCTTGATATGGGGAAGACGGAAAGAACTTGAGGGAGCCGGACGAATCCGGTTTCGGGGAAGGTGTATTCACGCATGATTAACTCCATTGGCAGTTAGATGATCAGTATATTGCGGTCCGACTATAGGTTTGGGCGTAAGACGTACCAAGTCACATGACTCAAATCAGCATTTGAGTCCTGTAAGGTGAATATTGTTTGTAATGATCTGAGTTTTGAATCGTTTACCTAGCGGAAACAATCAACACGGAAACATGATGACAATCACCGATGAAATCTTAATGGCCTATGTGGATGGGGAACTGGATGACCAGCCTGAACTGAGAGACTACATAGCCTCCCACTCAGGCCAGTACAGCGAGCGCATGCAGCCGTTCATCTTCACACGCAGGCTGATGGGACTAATAAAAAAGGGGGCCGAAGCCCCCTTGATTAAGTGATTACTCCCTCCTCTTTAAGCCTGTCACCCAATAGGGTCCGGTCTACCTCACGCCGAACCAACTCATCCACACGCTTCGCCCCACGTCCACGCAAGGCGTACACCCACTGGCGTGACACGCCCTCACGTTCGGCAATCACGGGCGGGTGCTCGCCTTCGGCTAACGCCTGCTTGATCCGACGTGTCCTTGCGGTGGCCTCACCACTGAACGTAGGCTGTTTAAACGCATCGTAATCTGACATGCGCATCATCAGCTGTGTGCGGATGGTCGGGACCGCAATGCCTAGCAGATCAGAAATCTCCTGAAGCGTGCGTTGTTCCCGGCGCAGGCGCTCGGCAAACTCATACCAGCTTGGCGGTGGCCTCATAGCTCATCCTCCAAGGCGGGATAGTTCGCCGGATCGAGTCGGTTAAGCGCCTCCCATACCTGTGCGTACTTGTCGTGCAAGGCAGAGTCACGCACTCCTGGCGGGTGACTCTTCACCTGTGTCAGTAAGTGATCGTGTGCTGTCACGAGTGCGTCAAGCACCACTTGCATAGCGTCATCCTGCAACGCACGCAAGCGGGCCTCGTTCATCCGCGCTATCTTCACGCCCCACTCGCTGCCCGTATCGGCAGCGTTCGAGCGCCATGATCGCAGCCGCCTGATGTGACGGTCCCTTTGTTTAGTAATCACTGGGGGTCAGCACCGTCAATACTTTATGGCCTGGATCTACGATCATCCAGATGACGTTGCCATCTTTCTCTTCGTTTGAGGGATCGGCAGGGTACACGCCCATGACCTGACCACCGCTCTTGATAGCGGCCATGTTCGCCATCGAGTCATGCCTATCCACACACCCGAAGTCTCCGCCCGCCATGAGTAGGATCAGGAATGACCCGTACACCTGAGCCATGTCTGCCCCTCCGTGTGCCTTCTCAAGCAGATCCTGTGCAGCTGGCGTGATCGCCATGCGTGCAACAGAATCCATCCACAAGGGCGCACCCTCTGCATCAGCGAGGGCCTTGTCCATGTCCCCGAAGCGTTCCTTTGCGTCAATGACGGTCATGCTTGTACCTCCGTGTCTTTGTCGTCGCTTACTTCCTCGACAACCTGATCTATAAGATCAGCAAGGCGGACCATGCCATCGTTCTGCTCACGCAGCTTGGTGGTCTTTGCGCTGATCATCTTGATGATGGCAGTGATGCCCATCTCTTTGGCCGCAGCCGTTAGTTCTTTCTCGTTCATCGTATCTCCGTTGTTGCGATTCGTTTTCAGTGTAAACACGGTTTGTTAAATCGTGTCAACACCTCCTGTTAGTGCGGGGGTTGACGCAGTTGGTGGTTTCTATGTTTCCGAGCGGGCATTCCCCGCCACATGTGGACCACCACACATCACCGCGTCTGTTTCGCACACCTGACTCCCCCGCTAGCCGGGTTAGGACGGCCCACATGAAACTGTTTAAACGGTCTTTTCTAATACCAATCCTCCGAAGCCGCAGGCCATCGAGAGAAAGGCAGCGTACAAGAAAAAGATCGTCTCGTTAGCGAGGCCGAATCCAATCATGTGCATAGCCGCCACGATCTGCATGACAACCAGCGTGTTGAGCAGAAATCTTTTCATGATGCGTCCTCCATCGGCACAGAAGCCTGCGCCCCGGCTGTGATGCCCATCAGGAATGCCCACAGGAGGTCGTACAAGGCACGATTGCCTACGTACCCCGAGTGCAGGACGTTACGTGTACCTCCACTCTCGCACACTTGGGCAAGCTGCGAGCCTCCGTATGCCCTGTCCAGGTGGTAGTTCCCCGGCTGATGCACGAGCCTCCCGCCTTCGCCACGCACGAGGTGCCCGTCCTCGTCGCACTTGTAAGGCTCGGTCGGTTGGCCGGTAGCCTCATTGATGTAGCGAATCCGTGACTTCAACTGCTCTACTGTGATGCGATCACTCATGATGGGTCCTCCAGCACGGGCCTCGGTTGGGGGTCTACGTAATACTCGTCCGCCCAATAGGTTTGGATGCGTTCTATGTCCGCCCCTTCGTTGATGTCATCAACCCGCTTTTGCAGGCGCTTGATGTTGGCATACGCTAGGCGTATGTCCTCCTCAAGCCTGACGATTTCATCGTTGCAGGCTCGATACTCACGGGCAAGCCGGTATATCTCTTCGTTTGTCATCGTTTCAATCTCCTATGTTGCGATGTGTTTAAACGCGGTCCCAATGTTTGCGGACCACGGCCTCGACCCCATACTCCGGGTCGCTGTCACTGTCATACACACTGAACTGTACGCCCATCCTGTGGAACGAGCAGTCGCAAGTGTGTGGGCAGTCGAGCGATTCGTGCTTCACGTGGATGTGGTCCATGTCTGGGTCCCCTCCGTATGAGATGAGGATTTCCCCTAGACGGCGAGCCTCCTGCTTGATCACACGTATGAGTGCGATCACGTCTCGCATGGTGCGCACCTCATTGATGCCATACGCGCCATGCTCTGCAATGTCATGCAGATTCAGCGTGTACTGCGTCAACGCATAGTGCTGGTAGTTCGCCAGCGCCTCGTTTGCCTGTGTCATGTTCATATCAATCTCCTATGTTGCGATGTGTTTAAACGATGGAATCCCCAAGCCATTCCTCGTAGGTCAGTAGCGGTTCACCGTTGCGGGTGATATCGCCTCCGTTGCCGTCGTCCGCGCACAGCAAGTACACCTCGTACTCTTGCTCGTCGGTGCCTCTTAGTTTTGTTTGCCAATTTCTCATAGTCATGTCCTCTTATTTGTAGTCAGTGTTACCAATCAAATGCTGTGCATACCGGACCGCAGCGACTCTTCACGCAGTCGTGTGCTC